CACCGCCGCGATGAAGAACTCCCTGGCGAATCCGTTCCCCGACCTCCAGAACCCCTGGGGGAACTTCCAGATGCCCGGCCAGATCGACGTGGGCGGCATGGCGACCGCGGGGATGGGGAACCAGAACGCCTCCGACATGTACAACCAGATGACCAACTCGATGCCGGACACCACCTCGATCTTCAACCAGGGCGTCCCGCAGGCGCCCATGCCGGACTTCACCTGGGACGCCAACAACCAGGGCGTCCCGATGAACATGTAGTAGGATCAGCGCCATGCCAGAGGAAGCACCGGCCGCACCCGCGGCCGAGGCGGAATCCGCTCCTTCCCCTGCCCCCGCGCAAGCGGAGGCGCAGGAGGCGCCCAACGGCAACGACTGGCTCAGGGACAGCGTTGAGGGGTCGCTCTACTCCCGAACCCTCGACACCTCGTCCCTGCGCCAGCAGCGGGAGGACGCGCGGGCCGAGCTGCGGCGTGGCCGCAGGCCCAGGCCCCCGGAGGAGTCACCGTCCGAGGCCCAGCGGGCCGATCCCGAGCCGAAGGCCGACGAGCGTACAGCGTCCCCTCGGGAGGAAGACGCCGGGGCGTTTGACCGCCGGGTGCAAGCGGAGGTGGACCGCCGCGAGGCCGTCCGCCGCCAACGGGCGCAGGCGCAGCAGGAGCGCGAACTCCGGCAGCGGGACCCTAAGGCGTACGCCCAGCTCAAGGAGCAGCAGGAATCCCAGCAGATGGCGGCCGGGGGCCTGTCCGACGCCTTGATGCTGATGTCGAAGCAGTTCGACGACGCCACGGTGACGCAGCTCATGAACGCCCTGGACGACGCGTCCCGGGAGACCGTCCTGAAGGACCCGGGCCACGGGCTCGACGGGCGGAAGACGATCATGAAGCGCGGCATCGAGGCGCTGAAGAAGCTGGCCTACGACGAGGGATTCGCCAAGGGGAAAGAGAGCGCCCAGAAGTCGCTCCGCCGCTCGACCGCCTTCCGGCGGGAGCTGCTCGCGGAACTCCGCGGCGACGAGGAGGAACCCGAGCTGGCCCCCTCCAACGGGGCGAGCGCCAACGGCTCCTGGGACATGAACACCTGGATGCGGGCCATGACCGGGAGGAATGGCCGCGCCTCGGAGTAGCGAGCGATGCCCTACAACAGCATCATCACCCGGCAGGAGACGGTCTCCGTCCCCTCGACCGGGTACGGCGCCCTCATCCCGGAGGACTTCTCGCGCGAGATCTCCAAGGGGATCCTCAACAAGTCCGCCGCCCTCCAGTTGTTCCCCCACCGCACGATGTCGAAGATGCAGCAGCGGATGCCGGTGGTGTCCGCCCTGCCCTCGGCCTACTGGGTGTCCGGCGACACCGGCCTCAAGCAGACCACGGCCGTGCAGTGGACGAACAAGTGGCTCGTCGCCGAGGAGCTGGCGGTGATCGTGCCGATCCCCGAGAAGCTCCTGGACGACGTGGACTACGACCTCTGGGACGAGATCAAGCCCCTCTTGGAGGAGGCCATCGCCGTCGCCCTGGACGAGGCGGTCTTCTTCGGCAACGGCAAGCCCGCCTCCTGGCCCACCGCCGTCGTGCCCGCGGCCATCGCCGCCGGGAACTCGGTGACCCGGGGCACCTCCAGCGTGGACATCGCCGACGACCTGAACAACGTGATGACCACCATCGAGGTGGACGGCTACGTGCCCAGCGGCTGGTGGATGCGGCCCCAGTTCAAGTCCGCGCTGCGCGGCCTGCGGGACGCCCAGAAGGACTTCCTCTTCCTGCCGGAGGGCCCCGCGAACGCCAGCCTCGCGAAGAACGACGCCCTCGCCACCACCCCCCGGGGGACGGTGGACGGCGGCACCCGCGCCGGGCTGCTCTACGGCGAGCCGGTGTACGTCTCCTACGCCGGGCTCTCCAAGTTCGTCTCGGCCACCAGCGGCCAGGCGGGCCAGGTGGAGGCCGTGGTCGGCGACTTCTCCCAGGGCATCCTGGGCGTGCGCCAGGACATGACCTTCAAGATGCTCGACCAGTCCGTGATCCAGGACAACACCGGGGCGATCATCTACAACCTGGCCCAGCAGGACCTGGTGGCGATGCGCGTGGTGTGCCGGTACGCCTGGCAGGTCCCGAACCCGGTCTCCCGGCTCCAGGCCACCGAGGCCAGCCGGTACCCGTTCGGGGTCTTGCTCCAGGTGACTCCTCCGTAGTACGCTCCGGGCGCCGCTTCCGTGTCGGCAGGCGCCCAGGGGTCATGGTCCCTGGGCGCCTTTTCTGGTGGAGGGATCGATGACGACGAGTGCGCCGCTGACCCAGAACTACGAGGTGTCCACGGCCGCCGAGGCCACCGCCGGGACGGGCCAGGAGGCGCAGCTCTGCGTCGCCCCCTGGGCGGGCACCCTCGCCCAGGCCGGGTACACCCCGGAGGCCGCGATCACCGGGGTGGCCTCCAACAACAAGTCCCTGACGATCCGCAACCGCGGCGCCGCTGGCACCGGCAACACGGTGATGGCCTCCCTGGCGCTCGCCGCCGGGACGAGCCCCGCCGCTTTCGTCGAGGCCGCGATCACCCTCTCTGGGACGGCGGCCAACCTGAACTTCAACGCCGGGGACATCCTCACCTTCCAGTCCACGGTCACCGGCACGGGCATGACCCTGCCGGAGGCCAAGGTGCGGGTGGTCCTGTCGAGGAGCTAACGAGATGCCACCGGTCAGCGCGAAGCAGCAGCGCCTCATGGGGGCCGACCTGGCCCGCAAGAAGGCGGGGAAGCCGACCAGGACGGGGATGTCCCTGCCCCAGTTGGAGGACTACGCCGCCAAGCCCAAGGGCGGGTACTCCAAGACGAAGAAGCGATGAGCGACCTCGCGCTCCCCAACGGCGGCGTGGTCTCGCTGGAGGCCGTCGCCCGCATGACGGCGACCGAGATCCTGACCACCTACGGCCCCGAGGCGCTCGACCTGGTCGGACGCCTCCAGGCCAGCGGGATCCTGACCCGGGACGGCCGCTCGCACTTCGACCTGGAGCTGCAAGAGCAGGCCCAGATCCAGATCGCCACGGGCGGCGACTGCGGCGTGGCCGACGAGTACGCCGCCGCGCTCAAGGAGAAGGGGGTGCTCTGATGCCCGCGCCGTTCGGCCTCACCGTGTGGGACTTCACCGTGGCCGCGGAGTTGGGCCAGAGCACGTCCGACCCCAACTTCTACACCGTGGCGATGTCGGCCGCCCGGCAGGTCCGCATGGACACGGACTACGGCGCGGCGACGAACGCCTGGACGACCGTGCCCACCCTGGCCTACCAGGTCCGCAACGGCGGCGGGGCGACCGTCGCCGGGAACGACGCGGCCAAGCGCCTGCGGGCGCAGTACACCAACGTCGTCCAGGGCACCGGGGCCGCGTCGCCCGACACGCAGCCGCCCGTCAACGTCCCCAGCGGGACGCCCGGCAACCCGTAGGCGGAGCGAGGAGTGAGCCGTGGTTGAGCAGATCGAGCAGCAGAAGGCCGAGATCGCCAAGAAGGCGCGCCAGGAGGGCCAGGGGCAGGACGAGCCGCCGGACCTGAGCTTCGCGGCCGCGGCCAGGGCGATGGACGACATCCCCCAGCCGCCGAACATGGGCAGCCACGCCGAGGAGCAGGCTCGGGCCACCGAAGGCACGGACGAGCCGGGAAAAGCGTCCTCCTCGACTACGGCCTCCCCCGCTACGGCCGTGAAGCCCGACGTGCCCTCTACGAGCAGATCGACCAGGCCCTCCTCGCGGAGCTAGCCCGTGGCCGGGAACGGGTGGACGAGGGCCCACTGCCGGGAGCAGGTGCTGGTCCTGGATAGGGGCCGCACCGTCCCCATGCCGGGGGCGGCGTGGCGCCCACTCGTCCCCGGCACCGACACGCAGTACCAGGGTCCGCTCTACGCGGGCGAGGGCGACACCCTGGCGATGACCTTCCCGTCCTACGCGGACGGAGAGGGCGTGATCGAGTTCTGGGCCGACGACCCGGTGCGTGTCGAGTTGTCCGTCTGGGGTGAGCCCTGGCCCCCGTCCCGGGCCGTGGTGGACGCGTTGTTCACCAAGGATTCACCGACCTCGACGGTGCCGGGGCCCGCGGGGCCGACCGGTCCGCAGGGCCCACCGGGACCGGCGGGCGCCCAGGGTCCGCAGGGGATCAAGGGGGACCAGGGGCTCCCGGGACAGGCCGGGGCCAACGGGGCGACCGGCGCCACCGGCCCCCAGGGGGCGAAGGGCGACACCGGGGCCACCGGCGCCACCGGCCCGCAGGGCGCCCAGGGCGCCGCCAGCACCGTCCCCGGGCCCCCCGGGGCCACCGGCCCGCAGGGCGTCCAGGGGCCGCAGGGCGTGGCCGGGCCCACCGGGCCGACCGGCGCCACGGGGTCGCAGGGGCCGCAGGGCCCCATCGGCCAGACCGGCCCCAAGGGCGCGGACAGCACCGTGCCCGGCCCCACCGGCCCCACGGGCGCTACCGGGCCGCAGGGGCCCATCGGGAACACCGGGGCGACCGGCGCCCAGGGCCC